ACTTATAAAAATAGAAGACGATGAAGATGATAATACTCAAGTAACTGTTTTAGACGAATGGGAAAATGAAACACACCCAGATAAAAATGGAAAGACAGAAGGCATCAGAACAACAAAAACAGGTGGAGGTGACATGTTATCTGTAATGGAAGGTGAAAAACCAAAAAACTATAATGAAGTTGAGGCAGGAAGACAACGTGGTCAAGCCATTGACGTACCAGTAATTAAAGATAAATTCATGGAAAAGAAAGAAATGATGCAAGCAGTAGAAGATTTACCTGATAAAGAAAAAGTCAAGAAATCCATTATATTTTTAGAGAAATATGGATATCAAGTTTTTACAGAAGATAGAAACAACGGTACAGGAATTAATGATCTACAAAGAGAAATACCTGAAGAATGTAATCAATTAAGAACGTCACAAGAATTACCTATGGGTATTCAACAAGCAAACCTAAACGAGTCACAAACATTTGAACAAAAAGTACAGGCACTTATCAGAGAAGGCAAGTCAAGAGAATCAGCAGAAAAAATTGTTGGCTCATTCGTACACAAGGTCGAAGCATCTTCAGGCTCAGGTGGAGCAGGTATTGGTGGAGCAAACATGACTAACGGTGGAACCTTGACAACTTCAACTGGTGGTGCAAACAATCCAACTCATAACAATGGCTGTGATTGTACTTGTAAAGACTGTAAAAGAAATGATAAGTGTAATTGCTGTGAAAAATGTAAAAAGAAAAGTAAAGGATTAGATATCAGTAACACTGGTGGAGGAGGAACAACTGAACAAGCATTTAATCAGAATCCACCTAACGCACAAAGATTGAACAATAAATCAGATGATGGTGAAGAGGAACCACCTGACAGCGTACCAGATGAAGTGGAACTAACCGAAGGTGGTCAAGAGGTATTTGGTGAGGCATCAAGATATGCAAATTCTGTAAATCATTTTAAATCAGCAAATACTATAGAAGTAAACAAGGTTCACGCATTATTAAAATTAAACAAAGTAAGAAGCAGATCTGCAATTAGTGTTACAGGTGCTCCTAAACCAAAAAATAGAGAATATACACAGTATAACAATACCAGATCAAGTAACTTGAGTACTCCTTTCGGAAGAAAAAATAGAGGTAATAAAGAGATGGAAGAAAGAGAAAGAAAAAGTAGGGCAAGAATGTTTCATACAAGTCACGGTGATGGGGAAACTGTATTAGCTAGAAAACTTCCTACAACAAAAGAACCTACAAAACCAGAAACAACCAAAGTTCCATATAGCAAATATAGGAAACGTGATGAAACTGAAAGATCAGCAGAATTGGTAAATTCATTAGAGAAAGCATTATCTGAACTCATAAAACAATTACCTAAAAAATTAAGTGATCATGATCGTGAAGACACATGGGAAGCACCAGATGAAATTGATGATGAAGACAGAATACACACTGATGTACATGGACTTAGAATAGGAGAAAATCAAAAAAGGCACGGTAATAATTCAGGAGCACAGAGAAATTCAATAGTACAAGGTACTGGTGAGTCAGGTGAAAATGCCGTAACATCAGGTTTGGGTGAAAGATTGGCTAATACTGGTAATCATGGAGATGGGGCTGGATTAATGACAACATTGTCAAGACGTAATGCAAACATAATGAGATCCAATAAATCATTAAATGAACTCAAAAAACTACATATTTCAGGTGGTGTAGGCTCAAGAGGTCTAGGTTCAGCAGGTGGTTATACACAAGGACAGGGTGAAACTACTCAAATAACAATAGTACAACCAAGACCTACAGATGATAGGGTTGAGGCAAAATGTATTCCTAAAGATGATGATTTTAAAAATATCAAAAGGTCATTAGATGAACTTACTAAAGTAAGATCAAATCGAGGAGCAGCACCATTTGGTAGTGATGTGGGAGGAACTGGATTAACTTCAACAGCAGTAGCTGATGAAAACACTGTATATATGGACGCAAATGGTAATAAACATTCAACACAGGCAGAAGCAGAGGCAGTTCCTGCAAGAAAACGTATGAATAGAAGAACTGCCCGTGATGCAAGAAATGCTTATAGAGCAGATACTAGACAAACTATAGGTCAAAGAACAGGCAATTCCTAACCATAACAATATAAATCTTCCCACAATCTTTATAAACCCCGTATATGTTAATTCAATATACATGACTTTAGAAGAACTTAGAAAAGAAGATCATGAAGAAGAAGAAGACGAAGAAAAAGAAGAAGGTCAAGAAAAGAAAGCCTCTAACGAGCGATCTTTTGATGAAGCCTTAATCGAAACTTTGTCCACTCTTACTGAGCACGTAAAAGCAATCTCAGATTCTCAGTTTGAATTAGAAGAGAAAGTCAACAAAGCTCTCTATGAAGAACCAAAAACACAATTAGATCTAACACCATCTGGAACTGCTGATGCAGAAGATGTTGGTGCAGATGTAACTGTACCAGATACATATCAATCCAATTCTGTGCAAGCAGGATTAGATGATGATAAATCTGGTGAAGATAAGCCTGAAGGTGATGATTCAGGATTGGCTATGCAACAAAAAGCTAATTTCGATTTCACCACTGAAACACCAAGACCAAGTGCTTCTGTTGAAAACATAAACAAATCTGCTGACGTAGAATTGAATATGGTTTTGAAAGATGCAAGAGCTCAAGGTTATGAAGGTCTATCCCATGTTGCAAAAAGAATCTTAGCAGGCGATTACGGTAGCCCAGATACGACACAAGAAAACGGAGGGTATTATTAAAATGCCTAAAATCCAAACAATCGACGAACTTGAAGCACTCTATTATGGATATAATAGAAACCTCATCAGAAAAGCTGACGCTCCAATCACAACATCAACTGCAGGCACATTCAATGCCGTATTTGGTGCTTATGCATGGGCTCAACTTAACTTAGAGGCAAACGCTTTCGGTATTCTACCAAAAGTCCCTTGGGACAAATCTGGTTGGAGGGTTATTACTGACAAAGCTGTCCTTAATACCACAAACGCCAATACAGCATTAGGTGGAACTGCAGAAGGTGGACTAATTGCTGAAACAACCAAACCGTCACTTAAAGAGATTGATGTAAAACCAAAAACAGCTCAGTTGCCATTCAGTGCATCTGAAGTAATGGAATGGCTTGCAACACACTCTAAAGATGATATTTGGGGAGGCTTAGGTAGTTTAAGACTATTTATGGCTGTACAGCATAAAGAATTCCTCAATAGAGCATTGCTAAAAGATTCAGAGGTTGGTGCAGCAGGTGGTGGTGTCTTCGCAGGCACACTGGACTTTGAGTCACTAGACAGAATTATTTCTTCACACGCTGAAGAAACTGCTGTCGGTGGTGGAGGTTCAAAACACTACAATCCTTGGGCAGCAAGTGCTGATATCAATAGAGATACCAACGCAATGCCTGAATTTGATTGTACTGTAGAATCTGCAGGTGGAGCAATAGGAACAGATGGTGTTCTTACCGATGATACATTACGAACTTTCCTTAGAAAGATCCGTATTGCAGCAGGTAAAGATCCAAACGTATTCTTAGGTTCCCACGAAGTTTATTCCGAAATCCAAGGCTTGTATATGCCTTCTGTAAGGGTTGCAAATCCATACGGTGAGAGCTTAGTACAAATCGACGTAAACGGAATTCAAACATTCAAAGGCACTGGAGTAGGTATTCACGTAGATTCTATCTATGGAGTCCCATTCATTCCAACCAAAGATGCACCATCATACGGTGGTACAGAAGTTGGAAGACTATTTGCATTAGATACATCTGATGCAGAAGGTTATGGTTATCCAAGAATCGGAATCCAAGTAGCAATTCCTACCGAATATTACGAAGCAACCCGAAGAACTCCTGCATATCCATTTGTCAACAATGCATTTGTTGAGAAAGGTGTATACAGAACTATGGGTGAAACTGTATGTCGTCACTTCAAATCTCAAGGTAAGATCAGAGATATCAAACTCTAGTCAAACCAAAATTTATTTTTATTTTTTTAGTTACATTTATAACACGGTACCACACGTTAATTCCTAATGACGACAAAAATATTAGCACTATTAGCCCTATTATCAGTAGGAGCATTTAGTGCAGTATATGCAGAAACAGCAACAGTTGAAGTTCCATTTGACAGTCATGGAATGAGCTGTCATTTTGATGAAATCTCAATAGAGTATCATTGTA